CTCCTCAAGTACAAGACAAGCCCTCCAAGCCGAATGTTGGCGAAAATTCAACCGTACACCATATATAAACACAGCCGTCCGTGGACAAATGGGTAGGCTAACTGGACTTGGTTTTGAGACTACTTCAGGTATATATGATATTCTACAGGTTGTTAAGGAGATTGAGCAAGACCAAAGGAACAGGCTGTATAATTATTGGCCTAAATACGTTGCAAGAGCAAACGTGGAAGGTGAGCTTTTCCTGATTCTAACTCTTCATACTGATGGATTTATAGAGGTTGACTTCCTAGACCCATCAAACGTATCGGGAGGTTCTGACGATTCTGGTATCATCTGGCATCCAACAAAAACATTAATGCCTTTGTTTTATCTTATTGATAACGGAACAGAGAAGTTTCAAATACCGTCTATTTTTATAGCAAGGTATCCAGAACTTGTTAATACAGCATCAAAAAACATAGATTATAATAAATCATTACAAAAACGCTCAAGAAGTGGAAATAAAAAGTTCAAACAGTTTGGCGGTTACAACCAGTTTATAGTATCTTGGGATAGAGGGTTCGTAACAAAACGTGCAATATCATATCTAAGGACGACCCTTGAATGGCTTAATCATTATGAGAACCTTAAGAAGTACGAAATAGACCACAAGAAATCATCAGGTTCATATCTTTGGGTTTTCAGTATAACAGATACTAAGGCGTTTAGGCTTTGGACGGCAATGACCGCAGAGCAGAGAGCGTCAACTGGTATAGCAGCAAAAAAGACACCCGGTTCAACATTGGTTCTACCACCCGGCATGACCTTAGAATGTAGGAATCCACAGCTATCCCCACTCAGGGATGAAGATACAGACATAAAAGAACTTGTCGCTGCTGGTATAAACGAACCAACAGACATAATGACAGGAACATCAAAAGGAACGTTTGCTTCTGTAAAAGAAACACGTGGCCCCATGTCAGATAGAACGTCTGATGAAGTAGCTTATTTTGAACGATATCTCAGGTTTGATTTTTGGTCAAACATATTCTTCCTTAGAAGTAAGGTTTCAAAGTTTCCTGAATATTTTGACGTAGACGACTGTGTTGGTTTTGGTAAGAACAAAGAACCAATTATTGAAAAAGTAAAAGAGAGACCAGAGAATCTTCTTGAATTTTCATTCCCTGTTAGTGAGACTATTGATTTGGAAGGTAAGACTAAGGCTTTATTTGGAGTTAAACACGGGCCTTTAAATAAGGTTCTTGGTGTAGATAATAAAACCATATCGAAGATTGTTGGTATAGGTGGGTGGTCAAGAACGAGACAGATTAAGGCACTTGAAGATAAGCTGTATCCAGAACTTGAGTTTGAATCTGATGCTGAATCCGTTCAAGAGAAAGCAATAGAAAAACCAAAACCATCTAACACACCCCAACCTAAGCCAGTAAAAAAACCAAAAAAGAAGGAGTAGCCAATGCCAACTTATGACTTCAGTGGAGAAGTAACCACAAAGTTTCACGACACAACCGTTTTGGCAGGTAAAAGATTTACCATTGACAGATACCTGTCGGACGATGATTTAAACCTTGTATCACACCTACCACAAGTTGACCCTCCACCTATAAAAAGCATGTTCAGCGAAGACATAGTAGAAGGTGTTATCAGTGAGGTTGACGTTGACCAGAACTATCAACGTATTGTTGTATACAATATATGTGGTGACCTTCTTAAGGTAATTGTTAATGAAGACGTTGACAACTATATACCCATGGCTAACAACACTTTCTGGAATCTTGATAATTCAAAAAACAACATCGGTGAAATTGGTTTGTCAGGTGAATCTTCTGGAAGAGTTGACGTGTCTGGCGATATGAATATTATGTAATGAATCTTACAAGGAGAACTAACAATGGAAAAACCAACTAAAGATAGAGTGTCGGAGGATTTAAAAAGAGGGAAAATACCCCGTGGTGCAATGCGGTTTGTTGATAACAAATGTTCTTCAAGTATGTTCACCAATGAAGGCGAAGAATTATCAAAGCTTAATATGACCATCTACAGCGGTGGTATAATTAAAGACCATTGGTACTGGGATAATCTTGCAATTGATCTTGATGGCTTATCTTTTCAGTCAAAGAAAACACCCATACTTGAGAACCATGACACATCTAAGAAGATAGCATTTGCAAGTGGCATTATGGTTGACAAGGAATACGGTGTAAAAGTTGACCCAGATAAAACAACCTTTGTTGATACTGAAGTAAGCAGGGAGTTCCAGAAATTGTCCAAAGAGGGGTTCCCGTATCAGGCAAGCATATCTGTCAACCCAAGTGAGATACAAAGACTCAATAAGGGTGAAACAGCAGAGGTTAATGGCTTCACAATGAAAGGCCCAGACGCTACCATCTTTCGTAAGGCAAGCGTAAACGAAGGTTCAGTGTGTGTATTTGGATGGGATTCTCAAACACAATCATCTGCATTCTCCAAAGAAGAAGTGGATGTTGACATAGATATAATCGGCAACATGTCCGAAGGGGAAGTAACCCAAAAAGAAGATAAGGAAGAATGCAAAAAAGAACTTAATAGTAATTCTAAGGAGGAAAGGCAGATGGAAAAACTAACACTGGTAGAGCTTGAAAAAGACTACGCAGAACTTCTGGCTTCGGTAAGAAAAGATGCAACTGATGCAGCTGAGGCAAAATTCAAGATAGAAAAAGAAGGTCTGGATGCACAAATTGAGGAGGGCAAAGTTAAAACAGCTATCCTTGAGAAAAAAGACGTAATAAGAACTGAGAAAGAGCTTAAGTCTGAAGCTGAAAAACTTTTTACAGTAGAATTTAACGCAAGCGATGTACCTGAACATCTTTTTGACAAGGTTATTGCAATGCTGAATCATAACAAGTTTGTTAGTGATGAAGTGTTGGATGCTAAACTTTGGAAAGAAGCATGTGTTGCAGAAATAACGTCATGGGAAAAAGCTGGCGTTACAGACACCGTGATGGGTGGTGGTAGTTTCAGTCTTAAAGACGTTGACAGCGAAGCTACAGACCTCGCTAAAGAGGCAGAAGACGATGACGCAATGGCTGATTCACTTCTTGGTTTAATAGGTAATGAGAAAGGAGGTAAATAATTATGAGTGATGCTCCTAATATACAATATGGTTCACAGGTAGATTATGGTACGCTATATGTTTCAAAATCTGAAGCTGCATTAAAGCTTCAGGGAACAGTTCAGTCTGGGTATGGTGTACTTCAGGCTGGTCAGCTGGTAGCAAGAAACGTATCCGCTGATGGTGGTGTAGGTAAGTATGTGCCTTACAACGTAGCTTCGTTTGATGGTACAGAACATTCTCCGGGTCGTGCATATCTTGTTGCAGATTCTGGAACGGTTGCATATGTTTATGTGACCATGGATGACAGTTACAAGTTTGCAGTTGGTGATGATGTCATTGTTAATTCTTCTGGTGAAAACGCAGAGAATCTTGGTGCGGTTACTGCCATTGATAGAACAACTGAACGGCAGAGAGCAAAAATTACAGCAACAGCATCAATAGCAAATAGTATGACTACCGCAGAGACTGCATATGTTAGTATTGAAGCAGGCACAGCTAACAACTATTCAGACGCTGTTGGTATCCTAGAGATTTCTGTTGACACTGGTACAGGCTCTACGGCAGCTGGTGCTCTTGCTCCTGTAATTGTATCCAATGCTATCCTGTATAACGGAATGTTATACAGTAACGATTCTACCGCTAGAACCGCACTCGGTGCGACTTTGGTTGGTAATAATTTTATACTTAAATAGAAAGTGAGAACTTTATTATGCCAAGAGGCTCAAGTGGAATACCTGAACTAAAGCTCAAGGTATTACAAAAATTCATAGAGAAGTTTAAATCACCTGTCAATACGGTGATATCTTCAATGTTCCCGTCCAGCAAATCTCCTTCGTCTACAATTGAATGGGAAAGTCAGACTGGTGGCAGAGGGATGGCTCCGTTTGTATCCCCGATGTCAGAATCTCCTGAGACGTTTCCCCATGGAGTTGCCAAGCATTCAGCTGAAGCAGCTAACTGGAAAGAGAAGATGTCTTTCGGTGAGACCCTCCTGAATAACATCAGGAAAGAAGGAACTACAGCAGGTTACGAGGCTGCATCTCAGAGAATTGCAAAAGAGATGAAAGGTCTTATTAACAGAAACATGAGACGTAAAGAGTGGATGTTCTCTCAGATGTTGTTCGGTGGCTCTTTTTCTTATGAGAACGAAAGTAGCATTATGGTAAGCGTTGACTATTCCCTTCCTGATGCAAATCAGGTAACGTTGGCTACTGATTACAAGTGGGACGAAGGTTCCAAGAAAAATATCATTAGTGATATCATAACTGGTAAGAGAGTGATCTCTGACGCTAATGGTTCTGACGCAACTATAGGTATCTGTAACTCTATCGTTCTTGGATACATGGCTTATGACCCTGCTATTCAGGCACTTCTGACAAAAAGCACTTATGGTAGCGGTAATCTTTATTCTGGTAATGTTAATGCTATTGTAAATGCTAATCCTGCCGTACTTGCTGACATCCTAGGACTTGGAACACTCATAGTCTACGATGAAAAATATGAGGTAAGGGCTAAACTGACCGCAGTTGTAACGGCAAGTTCAACTACCGTTGTATCGGTAGATAATACTGCTGACTTTGAGGTTGGTGGAACGCTTAGGTTCTATGACT